CATGTGGCAGCTAACTCATTGGTATGTACAGAGCTAGGTCTCAAGCCTAGTCAATCACTAGACAAGTTAAGAAAGGCAACTATCAACTGGGTGATGCAACCCTTAAAACAGAATGCCGATAGATATTTGGACAAAAAATTTTGGTTAGATGCCAGCGACAGATTAATGTACGAAGGCAAAGCACCAGAGTTTTCACAAACTAAGGCAGCTAGAATGCCTGCATTCTTTGAACACTCAAATGTCAATCTCCCTCAATACTCTTAAACTACACAACGAAAAGCTCGATGATTTAGTTGACGAGTTAGAACAGAACTTTGGGTGGAAACCTATTCACCCCAAAGAAGATATAAATACAATAATGTATCGCGCTGGTCAAGCTAGTGTAATAGATTATATAAAACAAAAACAAACAGACGAGGAAATTTAATTATGTGTATAGGAGGAGGATCACCGCCACCAGCACCAGCTCCATTACCACCAGCTCCACCACCACCATTACCTCCAACACCTACAGCACCACCTCCTGATCCTATGATTAAGGATGTGAACCCACAGGTAAAAAGAGCAAAGGATGACCGTGGTAATAAAACCAAAAACCAGTACTCAAAAGGTACAGGTGATCTAAGGATTAAATTAAATCCTAAAGTAAATACAGGTACCGGCGGACAAGCCGGAGGCGGAGGCATTAACTAATGTTAGCCCGTGAGAGATACAATCAACTGGTAACAGATCGACGACAATTCCTAGACAAAGCCGTTGATTGTTCAGAACTCACGTTACCTTATTTAATTCAAGACGATACAACCTCAAAACCTACACACGAAACTTTACGTATTCCGTGGCAGTCAGTCGGTTCCAAGTGTGTGGTAGGTTTAGCAGCAAAACTTATGCTTGCTATCCTACCTCCACAAGGTACCTTCTTCAAGTTTGGAGTACGAGAAGATAAGATAGGTGAGGATTTACCTCCAGAGGCAATGTCAGAAATGGAACTATCTTTATCTAAGATGGAACGAATGGTCATGGACTACATCGCTGCATCAAATGATAGAGTAGTAATACATCAAGCACTGAAACATTTAATTGTTGGTGGTAATGCGTTACTATTCATGGGTAAAGATGGAATCAAAAACTATCCTCTAAATAGGTACGTCGTCAACAGAGATGGAAATGGTAACGTCCTAGAAATAGTTACAAAGGAATTGATACATCGCGACGTACTCGGTTACGATCTTCCAAAGAAAGAACCCAACACAGTCGTTGATAAAACATATGGTACCAATACTGATGATGTCGAAGTTTACACGTGCGTGAAACTAAAGAACGGCAGATGGGAATGGTATCAAGAAGTAGAAGGTATGATAATACCGGGCTCACGTAGTACAGCTCCTAAGAATGCAAGTCCATGGTTAGTCCTGACTTTCAATTCTGTTGACGGAGAACAGTACGGACGTGGTAGAGTAGAAGAGTTCCTTGGGGACTTGAAATCTCTAGAAGGTTTATCACAGGCTCTTGTCGAAGGAGCTGCTGCTGCCAGTAAGGTAATCTTTCTGGTCAGTCCATCTTCAACTACGAAGCCAGCAACTATTGCAAAGGCTGGAAATGGAGCCATCGTACAGGGCAGGGCAGAAGATGTACAAGTTGTACAGGTAGGTAAAACTGCTGACTTCTCCACGGCTGCACAGATGTCTCAAACAATAGAAAGAAGATTGCTTGAAGCTTTCCTAGTTATGAATGTTAGGAATGCAGAAAGAGTGACAGCAGAAGAAGTTAGGCTTACACAGCTTGAGCTAGAGCAACAGCTCGGCGGTATCTTCTCACTGTTAACTACATCTTTTCTTATACCTTATTTAGATAGAACTTTATTAGTACTACAAAGAAGTAACGAACTACCTAAATTACCTAAAGATATTATTAGACCAACTATTGTAGCTGGTGTAAATGCGTTAGGTAGAGGACAAGACAGAGAAGCTTTAACTATGTTTATGGGAACTATTGCACAAACAGTAGGACCAGAAGCATTGATGAAATTTATCAATCCATTAGAAGCAATCAAGAGATTGGCTGCTGCACAAGGTATTGATGTATTGAATCTAGTTAAGACTCCAGAACAGTTACAAGGTGATAAGGAACAGATGATGCAAGAGCAACAACAAGCAACACTTTTACAACAAGCTGGTCAATTTGCTAATTCTAAATTAGCTGACACAGAAAACCTCCAAGGCATGATGCCCGGAGGACCTGAACAACCACCACAACCTGAATAATGGCAGAAACTTTATCTTATGATAATACTCCTGAAACAGAAGTTCTTACCGCAGAGGAACAGAACTCTCTAGAAGTAGGAGAAGAGTTAGTAGCACAACAAGAACAACTACTAGCTGGTAAATATAAAAGCGCAGAAGAATTAGAAAACGCATACTTATCATTACAAAAAAAACTTGGACAAACCGAAGAAGAAGAAGTCGACTACGAAAGTACAGACGAAGGATATGAAGAAGAGGAAGGAAGCGATGAGGAGGTATCTGAATATGCTCCTGCGATCAATCTAATTAATGAAGCGTCTGAAGAATACTATGCAAACGACGGGCAACTTAGTGAAGATACTATAGATGCTTTTAGTTCTATGAGTAGTCAAGACTTAGTAAATGCTTACTTAGAAATCCAAGCAAACAATCCTCAAGCTTCTCAGGGTGTAGAGTTATCTGAATCACAAGTTAATCAGGTACAGAATGCAGCCGGAGGAGAAGCAAACTACAACCAAGTAATCAACTGGGCTGCTGAAAATCTAAACGATGCAGCTATTGACGCGTTTGATTCTGTTGTAGACTCAGGTAATACTATGGCAATACAAATTGCTTTCCAAGGATTACAAGCTGAGTATGAAGCAGCTAATGGCTACGAAGGCAGAATGCTACAAGGCAGAGCTGCATCGTCTGCTGGAGAAACATTTAGATCTCAAGCAGAACTTGTATCAGCGATGGGAGATCCACGCTATGATACAGATGAGGCATACAGAGATGATGTCCTCAGAAAATTAGACGCATCAGATCTTCAGTTCTAATTATGAAAACTAGAGATCTTGATACGTTACTCGAAAACGAGTACCCTTACGAACCACCTATTCAATTAATCGAAATGTCACACCACAACACCAACCCAATCTTTACACATGAAGCAGAACGTTTTAACGGCTGGGCAGCGATGCTTGGCTTTGTTGCTGCTGTCGGTGCTTATATCACCACTGGTCAGATTATCCCCGGCGTATTCTAAGCCGAGGCAAATTCCTCCATATAAGTGGAAGATGACTTGCTTTGATTTTGTTCAGGCAAGGCACAAAGTTCTTCTGGATGCGAACCTTCCTATGGTGGAAAAATATAAAGTCATCCAATTTTTCCTCTCTAAAGTCGAAGAGGAATGCGACAACATACATTCAAGCTAATCACAAATGGCAGCAATCTCATTACAAAGAGACACTACTACCAACTGGGAGAAGTTTTGTAACTGGGTCACTAGCACAGAGAACCGTCTATACGTAGGCTGGTTTGGTGTGCTAATGATTCCATGTTTACTAGCAGCTTCTACATGTTTCATACTCGCCTTTATCGCAGCACCACCTGTAGATATAGATGGCATACGTGAGCCTGTTTCCGGCTCGTTAATATACGGAAACAATATTATATCGGGAGCAGTCGTTCCTAGCTCTAACGCAATCGGACTACATTTCTACCCAATCTGGGAAGCCGGCACACTGGACGAGTGGCTTTATAACGGTGGACCATATCAACTTATTGTCTTTCATTTTTTGATAGGCGTGCTTGCATACGCAGGCAGACAATGGGAACTATCATACAGACTAGGTATGAGACCTTGGATATTTGTGGCATACACAGCTCCAGTCTCAGCAGCTCTAGCAGTATTTTTAGTTTACCCTTTCGGACAAGGGAGTTTTAGTGATGGTATGCCTCTTGGTATTTCTGGTACTTTTAACTTCATGTTTGTATTCCAAGCAGAACACAATATCCTTATGCACCCGTTCCACATGCTCGGTGTTGCTGGGGTATTCGGTGGAGCTCTTTTCTCTGCTATGCACGGAAGTCTTGTTACTTCCTCTATCATTAAAGAGACAACAGAGGACGTATCGCAGAACTATGGCTATAAGTTCGGGCAAGATGAAGAGACATATAATATTGTCGCTGCACACGGGTACTTTGGGAGACTAATTTTTCAATATGCTTCTTTCAATAATTCTCGTTCTTTACATTTCTTTCTTGCTACTTTCCCAGTGGTTGGCATATGGCTTACCTCCATGGGAATCTGCACTATGGCTTTCAACCTTAACGGTTTTAACTTTAACCAATCAGTAGTTGATGTTAACGGAAAGGTTATCCCAACATGGGCTGACGTAGTGAACAGAGCTAACCTTGGCTTTGAAGTAATGCACGAGCGTAATGCTCACAACTTCCCTCTAGACTTAGCTTCTGCTGAGTCAACAGAGGTTGCACTTACAGCTCCTGCAATAGCATGAGCCAGCAATCAGATCGCATGAGAGCAAGCGTCACCCGGTATGGCTTCTGCAATGAAGAAAAAGAAAAAAAGAAAGAAACTGATAAAGAACTTTCTGATAATTCTAACAACAATAACTAACATCTTTATCATCTCTGGTGTCACCCGACACTGGGAGCTACGTCCGTTCATCCCTTCGGGGACGCATGAATCCTAGGCATGGAACGGGGTCTAGGTATATGGAGATAGCAATGAAAGTTACTTTCGTATATCGTGGCGTGTCTTACACAAGAGTAATCAAGTAGTTTGATCTTAGGGGAGGTGCGATTCCTCCCTACTCAATTTGGGAAAAGCCCTCTGAGGAGGATACCTTTTACCCGTCGACGGTGGGAAAAGACCACAAAACGTGACAGTCTCACGTTAGACCAATTAAGACTGACAACATTCTAACGTTAGGAACGATACAATATACCCCTCAAAATAGGACATAATAATGGCTCAACAGAGTACAGGTATGACCTCTTCATTAACCCGTGCTGGTCAATCCAATAGCACAGGTGACGCAAGAGCACTCTACCTTAAACTGTTCAGTGGAGAAATGTTTAAAGGTTTCCAGCACAATGCGATAGCAAGGGATCTCGTTATGAAGAGAACTCTTAAAAATGGAAAATCTTTGCAGTTCATCTACACTGGACACACTAAAGCCGAGTTCCATACACCCGGCAACAGCATACTAGGTAACTCCGATGGAGCACCTCCAGTTGCTGAAAAAACCATAACTTGCGACGACCTATTAATCAGTTCGGCGTTTGTATATGAGCTAGACGAAACACTAGCACACTATGAATTGAGAGGAGAGATCTCCAAGAAGATTGGATACGCTCTTGCTCAGAAGTACGACAGACTAATCTTCCGTTCAATCGCGAAGGGAGCACGTCTTGCTTCACCAATCACAAAGTCCGGTTTCGTTGAACCCGGCGGTACACAAATCAGATTGACAAGATCTGGAGTTACTAATGCTACAGCAGCATACGACTCTGAGTGTTTAATAGCAGGCTTCTATGATGCTGCTGCTGCACTAGACGAGAAAGGCGTATCTACTGAAGGTAGAGTAGCTGTACTAAACCCAAGACAGTACTACGAACTTATACAAGCTGTTGGTTCTAGTGGTCTTGTAAACAGAGACGTACAAGGTACAGCATTACAAGGCGGAGAAGGTATCATTGAAATTGCAGGCATCAAGATCTACAAGTCAATGAACATTCCTTTCTTTGGTGCTTATGGTACTAAGTATGGTTCTGCTGGAGCTGCAAACCCCGGTGTAACATCACCCGGTAATGTAGGTTCATTCGTTGGAGAAAGCACAGAAGATGCTAGATCTAACCAAACTGGAATTAACAATAACTACGGTAACGTTTCTGACTTCGCTAACTCTTGCGGACTTGTCTTCCAAAGAGAAGCTGCTGGTGTTGTAGAAGCTATTGGACCACAGGTTCAGGTAACTTCAGGCGACGTTTCAGTTGTATACCAAGGTGACGTAATTCTTGGACGTTTAGCAATGGGTGCAGACTTCCTAAACCCTGCTGCTTGTGTTGAGTTTCTTGCTGGAGCAGATGCTGGTTCTACTGGTAACGCTGCGTTCGGTGACAACTACCCAACAAACGCTTAATTTACTTTTTATACGGGGACTTCGTGTCCCCTTTTTTTTATTTATGACTACTCAAATAGCAACCGATACCGAACTATCCGCAGTTAATTCTATCTTGGGTAGCATTGGTCAGTCACCTGTAACTACACTTGGAACTGTAACTACAGACGCGACTAACACAGGACAAGAAATAGTAAACACATTTGCCAACCCACAGATTGCAATGATTCATGGACTTCTAATGGAAGTAACTAAAGATGTGCAAAACGAAGGCTGGCATTTTAACAAAGAAGACCATGTAAAAATATCTCCTGATGCTAATGGTCACTATATAATTCCTACTAACTATCTTAGATATGATATCTACGAAGGTCTATCTGATAGAACAAAAGATGTAGTAAGAAAAGACGGTAAACTATACGATAATGTTCACCACACATTTGTTTTTAGTGGCGACCATTATTTTGACATAACATACTTACTAGCTTTCAATGATGTACCTCCAGCTATACAGAGATATATTATTGCTAGAGCATCAGTAAGAGCTGCAACACAATTAGTTGCTAATGCTGATTTAGTTAAGTTACTTCAATTAGAAGAAGCGCAAACTAAGGCAACTGCATTAGAGTACGATTGTGAGCAGGGAGACCATACTTTCTTTGGCTTTCCACATGAAAGTAACTACAGATCTTATCAACCTTACAAGGCACTTATTAGATAATGGCAAACATTACACAAACTATTCCAGCGTTAACGGCTGGCATTTCACAACAACCTGACGAGCAAAAGATTCCCGGTCAGGTGAAAGACATGGTGAACGCCCTACCTGACGTTACACAGGGACTAACAAAAAGACCGGCTGGAAAGTTTGTGGCATCTTTATCTGATGGTTCAAATAACTCTACAGCAGACGGTAGATGGTTTCATTATTATCGTGATGAGAACGAACAATATATAGGACAGGTTGCAAAGAATGGTGTTGTTAGAATGTGGGACTGCCAAACAGGAGCAGAAAAAACTGTGGTAAATGCCATAGGTAATAACACATATTTAACACATACTGACGACGAAGACATACAGACACTAACTCTTAACGACTTTACTTACATAAATAATAGGTCAGTTGTTACAGAAATGGATACTACTGTAGAACCTCTTGGAAATTTTCAGAAAGAAATTTTTGTCGAATTAAAATCTATCAGCTATGCAAAACAGTATTCGTTAAATGTTTTTGATGATACTACTACGTCAACAGTTAGTACAGCTACACGTATTACTGTAACTCTAGTTAACTCAAGTAATAACTATTGTGATTCTGGTTTTAGAATGAGAACACATGCGACTAGAGGTGACGGAAATAACGCTAGATGTGGTACACAAGCTGGTGATGGTAGAGATGCGTTTGCACCTAACGTAGGTACACGTATTTTTAGTGTTAGCACAGGTACAACCCTTGTAGACGAAGGAGCTACTGGTGGAACTCTTGCAAGTGGTAGTCACTCAGATGTTAACTATAGTTACACAGTTAATATATTTAACTCATCTAACCAAGGCAGTCAAACTGGAAGAAGTAATTTATACTTTCGTATAGCTACAACTGGTCAATCAGTACCTTACACAGAAGGTTCTGGAAGTAGTCAGACAACTACGTATCAAGCTAGATATACAACTACACATGATTTACTTCATGGCGGAGAAGGTTGGCAACAAGGTGACTATTTTTATGTATTTATGAAAGATGGTTACTACAAAATAACCATAGATCAAGTTAGTACTTCAGTTGTTCAAGCAAACCTTGCATTAGTCAGACCACAACCAACACCATTTGATACTGAAACAACTATTACTGCTGAAAGTATCCTTGGTGATATAAGAAAAGGTTTAACTGGTAGTTCTACAGCTACAACAGGAAATGGATTTACTGTTACACAAATTGGTACAGGACTACATGTATCTAGATCTGCTATATTCAACGCCTCTACGCCCGTAGGAGAGCTGTTAAACGTTGTTGCTGGTAAAGTTAACGATGTAGGTGATTTACCCTCTCAGTGCAAGCACGGGATGGTTGTCGAGGTAGTTAATAGTGAAGCAGAAGAAGATAATTATTATGTTAAATTTTTTGGTAATAATGACAAAGATGGTGAGGGTACATGGGAAGAGTGTGCTAAACCGGGAAGAACAATTAGATTAAAAAGATCTAAGATGCCAGTGCTCCTTATCAGAACTGCTGACAGTAATTTTAGATTAACTGAATTAGATGGTTCTACCTATACTATTTCAGGTACATCTTACCCAGTTCCACAATGGGACGATGCCTTAGTAGGTGATGACGTAACTAACCCTGAACCTTCATTTATAGGTAAAGGTATTAGTAAGATGTTGTTTTTTAGAAACAGATTTGCAATACTTGCTGATGAAAATATAGTGTTATCTCGTCCGGGAGACTTTACTAACTTTTTTGCTAAGTCAGCTATACAACTTATAGCTAGTGACCCGATAGACATAGCAGCTAGTTCAGAGTATCCTGCTATTATTTATGATGGCATACAGGTAAACACAGGTTTATTATTATTTTCTAAAAATCAACAATTCATGCTCACTACAGATAGTGACGTGTTCAGCCCAACAACAGCTAAGATCAATGCTCTTTCTACTTACAACTTTAACTTTGCTACAAATCCTATCTCTCTTGGTACTACTGTCGGGTTCTTAGATAATGCCGGTAAGTTCTCAAGATTTTTTGAAATGGCACAAGTACAGAGAGAAGGTGAACCAGAGGTTATAGAACAGAGTGCAGTAGTTTCTAGGTTATTTGAAAAAGATTTAAAACTTATATCTAACTCTAGAGAAAACTCAGTTATATTTTTTAGTGAAGAAGGAACATCTACACTGTACGGATATAGATACTTTGATAATATTAGAGAAAGAAAATTAGCAGCTTGGTTTAGGTGGACGTTGACTGGAACAATTCAATACCACTGTATGCAAGATGATAACTTATATGTAGTTGTTCGTAATAATAACAAAGATCAGTTACTTAAATACAGTATTAAAATGGATGCTAATACTTTTGCTATTGCAGAAAATAGAGTTCATTTAGATCATTTAATGTCAGTAACAACAGGATCTAACACTTACAACGCTACAACTAATAAAACAACATTTGCTAAACCTACTGGTATAGAAAGCACAAATCAATTAGCAGCTTATGATGTTGATTCTGGAGATCAATTAGGTAGATATGGACTAATAACTATCAATGGTAGTAACTTAGAAATAGATGGCAACTGGTCTAGTCAAACATTTTTAATTGGTTATCAGTTTACTATGCAACTTGATCTACCTACTATTTACTATGTAACTAGAGAAGGAGAAAATTTTAGAGCTGATACTAGATCTAGTCTTGTATTACACAGAGCTAAGTTAGGATTTGGTCCAGTAGGTTTATACGAAACTACACTAAACAGAACAGGTAGAGTTGCATATACAGAACTGTTTGAATTAACAGGTGCTGACCAATACGTAGCTAACACTTCATCAGTAGTAGATGATAATATAATTAGAGAAGTACCTATATTTGATGCTAATACAAACGTAGCATTAACAATTAAATCAACACACCCAGCTCCAGCTACTATTCACAACCTGACATGGGAAGGAGCTTACAATACTAAATTTTATCAACGTGTATAACCTCACCCTTACCGAACAAGAAGTACGTATATACAGTCAATGGTTGAAAAAGAACCGTATGTATAAAGGTATGGAACTACCCTTAGGTAATCCTTGGGAATCTTGGATGCAAGATACCATAGATAAATTACAACACGCATTAAATGAGTAAACACATTCACCCAGCAACAGTGGAGGCTGCACTACGTGTAGCTTCTAACTTGCTACCCGACGATTATCGGGAAGTAAAAGAAGGTCATGGACATGACCCTTTAAATGCTCTGGTTGTCGGAGTACATAACTCTGAGTCAGTCTATTTTACTAACCCAGATGATGAGATATGTGGCATTGCAGGAGTCTACGAAGGTGGACAAATCTGGATGCTATGTACCCCAGCTATTTTAAAGTTTCCTCATACATTTGCTAGAGAAGCAAAAAGGTATGTGAACTCAAGACAAGACAAGTTACTGTGGAATTTTGTTGACGAAAGAAACAAAGTCCATATTAAGTTACTTAGGTTTTTAGGCTTTAAATTTCTTAGGAAATTTCCCTACGGACCAAACAATTTATCCTTTATAGAATTTTGCCGTGTGCAGTCCAGCAGCAATAGGACCAGCAGTAGGAGCGATAGGCTCCGCAGCTCAAGCGTCGCAAGCGAACAAAGCAGCAAGACGTGAGTATGAGTACAAACTAAAAGTCCGTGAACGTAAGTGGATGGGAATTAGATCTACTTATCAATCAAAAAAAGTACAATTTGAACAAGAAGTTGACCAAGCAAACATTGCAGCTCAACGAGCTTATTCAAGAACACAACAACAATTAAATAACGCAAGATCTCTAGCTATCTTAGAAAACCAAGAAGATTTTAAAAAGATGTTAGCCAACGAAGGGATGGTTGAAGTATCAGCAGCCGAACGTGGAGTTAGAGGTAGAAGCGTAGCTAGACAGCTAGTACAAAATAGTGCTAACTTTGGTATAGCTCAGGCAATGAGATCCAGAGGTTTAACACAAGCTGGTTATAAAGCTAGAGAAACTTATGGAGATATTAATAGACAGTTAAAAGGACAACTAAATCAATCCTTTAGTAGAGTAGCTATTCAACCAATACCAGACTTTGCACCTCCAAAACCAGTAATGCAGTCTCCCGGACTAGCGTTAATGTTAGGAATGGGTCAAGCACTAGGTGCTGGTTTAGAAGGTAATCCAGATTTCTTTAAACCAAAAACTCCTATAGTTAAACCACCTACAATGAGTTCTCTTGGTGGTGCAATGACACAAGGTAACTTGATTCCTACTGGAGCAGCCGGGTATGGATTTTCTGGACAAACTTATGTTCAAAGACATATGACAGGTGCTAGATCAATGCAAACATTTACTCCGTACTAGAAATGGCTATAATACCTAATTACGAAATATCTGGTCAGTCAGTAACACCTGAAAAAATACTAGATATTATTCCAGAACAAGAAGCATCTGACAGAGCTATACAGCAGTCAGAGGAAAGATACTTGTCAGCACTAGAAAAAAATAATGCTGATAGTCTAAGAAACAGTGAAAAGATGTTTAGTCAATTAACTGACCTTTCATCTACATTTGGCGATATATTAGCAAAAAAACAAAAGAAACATAGAGAAGATAGAGAAGCACAAATAAAACTAGACATACTTACCAAAGGCGTAAGCCCAGAACTAGAAGCACAATTTAAAGGAGAAAGATCACAGTTATTTGACGACGATCTAGCTACTCAAGAATTTGCATCTAAATACGAAGAAGAAACCGGTGACTCTATCACCGCTCAAGAATTTCGTAACATGGCAGGCTGGGAAAAGTATATGGTTGCAGAACAATATGCTCTACAAAAAGCAAAAGGTTACGACCAGTATGTTTATCAAGCTTACGAAACAACTAAGATAGATGTTATTAGAGATGGTCAACAAGTTTCTGTTGGACATTTAGATAACTTATCTCCTGCTGAACAAGCAGCTCTAGATACTAAGATTAAGTTTGAGTATGCAAAACAATTTGCAGGATTAAACGAAGCTCTTGTAGCTACTGTTGTTAAACCAGAGATAGATAAGTTTGACGAAAAACGAAGAAAAGAACAGGCTGTACAAAGAGAAAAAGCATATCAGATACAGATGCGAGAGTCTGACTCTAAAATGATAGAAATAGGATTTGCTACTGCTAATCCAGAAGACGGTCATCAACTAGCTCACGATTGGGCTGCTAGATATGCAGCTAGAAATAGAGTATCTATACAAGCTGGTAGAATAGCTTTTAAAGAAAATCTAATTGATCTAGTTAGTGAAAATAAAATATCATATCCAGAAGCTATGTCTATAGTTAATCACGAAATAACAGCTCGTGATGGTTCTACTAAGACTATGGGTTCTTGGAAAGAGTGGGAAGGCTTACAAGGTGAACTAGCTGATGCAGCTAAGTTAGGTGCTAATGCTAGAGAAGAAGAAAAAGAAGCTCAAATAATAGCTGATGTAGAAACTATCAGATCTTTAGGTGATTTATCAAATAACCAAAAAGTTCAGATGATGGGTATTTACAAAGAAAAATATGGTTATGTTCCTTCTGAATTATCAGGAGCTTTAGCTGGTCATATAGATGATGCTGAAGCTGAGAATATGATTCAAGAATCTATACGTTACCAAGGTGGTGTATATGATTTTGAATTAGCTAATGTAAGTACAAAAATCTTTAACAAGTATAAAGATAAGATTATTACTGCTGGAGCTACCGTACCCGGAACTGACGATCATAAAAGAGCTGGAGAATTTATCAAGGCTTACACTAACGAAGGTACAGAAAGCACGTATGGAGAAACTGATATCAAGTCTCCACAATGGTTAAGACTTAATGAAAATCTAACAGAGTTATTTAACAAAACATATAAGAATACTTATATGCGTAATGGACAGATTGTATCTACTCCAGAACAAGCAATGGATGCTGGATTAAATGCAGTACAAAGAGCGATACAAAATCCTCAGACATTAAAGTTATATATGCAGACTGATTTTTCAGATGATGGAGATGAAACTTATCACCGTATGATGATGGGCTCGATGCTTGAGTCAGGTGGTGGTAAATGGAGAAGTCAAAAAATTACAACTAACCCAGAAATAGATAATGGATTAGTTTCTTGGTACAACAGTGATTTAAAACAAGCAAAAGGAATACCTAGTTACTACAGAGATTTAGCTATGAGAATGGGAATCAATCCTATAGATTTAGCTAATGCTCAAGTTAGATTCTTAGTACCAGATGCTAAAATAGAAAAACAAGAAGAAAAGTATAATCAAAAAATCTTAAATTTAATTTATAAATTTCCTACTCGCGGACGTATAACAAGAGCAAGACTTGAAGCAGAGGGAGCAGGAGATCAAAATGCTAAAACATCCATTTATAACAAAAAAGCCCTAATGATAAAGGACGAGTAACTGCGGTTTACTTGCCTTACTAAGGGCAATAATTACCGTGGTAACTATGAATGAAGAATTTGACCCTACTATTGAGATAGGCATATCTGGTATGGGTTTATCCGAACAGGAAACTGCCGAGGCAGTAGTCAACATGCAAGAAGCAGAGCAAGAACGCGCTGCATTGAGAGAACAAGAAGCACAAGAAGAGGAAGCTAAAGCTGAAGCTAACAAACCAGATCAAGGAGCTAACTTAGGTGACTACATTACTGATACAGTTAAAGCTCCGATAGCTGGTTTGAGAGATGCAGGAGCTAACCTTATTACTATTCCTGAAAGAGTCATTGATTTTGTATCCGGAGAGATGCAGGAAGAAGATGCAACTGAAGAAGGATATCAAACTGAATGGGATAGCTTGTTGTATCAAGAAAATGACCCACTAGAAACTAAAACTTGGTGGGGTGCTGCAATAAGAAGTGTAACAGAAGTCGGAGCCACACTAGCTGCAACTGGTGGATTTGGAAAAGCAGGAAAAGGATTATCATTTGCACAAAACTTAGTACAAGGTGCTAAAGTCGGTGCAAGATTTGACTTAATAGATAAAGATTCTCAAGATGATAATATATCTGGATTACTAAAAGAACGTTTCCCTTGGTTAGATACACCATTAGCTACACAAGACACTGATGGTCCAGTAATGAAAACTTTAAAAAACGTTGTAGAAGGTATGACAATAGGAGCTGTCTTTGACGCTACTTTATTTGGTATTGCTAAAAACTTTCCAAAAGATGAGATTGCTAACGCAGTTAATTCTAGAAAAAAGAGTATAAAATCACAGCAACTAGAAGAGGCTGCTACACAAGTTAAAGAGCCCGGATTTAGAGCAAGTAAAAACCCAGCTCTAGCAAACAAATCTCAAGGTGCTACTACTTCACTAGAAACAGGACCTAGTTTAAGAAAATCTAAGTTACAAAAAAAAACTGATTTTGGTTCAGAAGAAGGTAGTATTGGTTCTTCATTATCAAACTCAGAAGTTACAGCTCTTACTAAAGGAACTAAAGAAGCTAGAAGTGTAGTAGAAAAAGTACTACGTAGATTTAGAAGTCAAGGTTACATAAAACAAATGAAAGAGACTGCTGCAAGGCAGGGTAAAACTCTTGATGAATATTATGCACAAGATCTTGATACTTATAAAGCTGTGTTTGAAGGTAGAAATACATCTGACATGACTCCTGAAGAGTTTTGGAAACAGATTAGTAAAGAAAAACTTGACCGTAAAAGTGGTAAAAGAGTTTTATATTCTTATGTTGCTCCTGAATATGCTGATGCTATAGATATGATTAATGCTTCTTTATTTAATGAAATAAGAGATGCAGGAGTTTCAGCTAGAGAATTAGCAGATATTTACGATATTAAAGATATTGATGGTCCTGCACAGAAAATGGTTGAAAAACTAATTGCTGGATTACAAATGAGAAAGATGGCTAGTGCCGACGTATCTCAACAACTTAGAGAATTTGGTAAGGCAACAGGTAAAAGAATGTCTCCAAAACTACAAGCTGAAATGATTGATAAACAAGTACAAGAAAGTGTTAATGCTTTCCGTATGGCGTTAGATGTCACGACAGAAGATGGTGGTGATGAGATATTCAAAGCTATGTTTGAAGGTATATCTATGGCTAAAGAAATTCATACACTTGATGATCTAGACGCTTTTATGAAAGTCAAGATGCGAGGTGGTGAATGGGCTGGAGATGCTAAAAAAACTGGTGCATTTTTAAGAGAAATGGGTACTATGTTTACACATAGTGTTTTATCTGGACCTAAAACAGCAGTCCGCGCAATCATGGGTACATCTACCGCAGCGTTTGCACGTCCTATGGCTATGGCTATGGGTGGTTTATTACGAGGTGATGGTGCTACAATGAGAGCTGGATTGGCATCTTTAAATGCTATGCGTGAAGCTATACCAGAATCATTTGAATTATTTAGAAGAAGACTTAACTCTTACTGGTCTGGTGATATTTCAACAATGAAAACTAGATATGTTGAAAGAAGTAAGATGGATGATGAATGGCAAATGTATGGTCATTGGGCAGAAACTAGAGGAGATAAAGTAGATAAAGCATTATATAGAACTGCTAATGTAGTAAGAGGACTGAATGATAATAGTTTCTTAACCTACTCTACTAAACTTATGGCATCTACTGACGACGCTTTTGCGTTAATTATAGGTAGAGCTAGAGCTAGAGAAAAAGCATTTTTAGAAGCTGCTGAAAGATTGCCTGATGGTAACTTCCAGAACTTAGATGCTAAGTTTTTTAGAGAAGTAGAAGATAACTTTAACAATAAAATCTTTGATAAGAATGGAAACATTACAGATGCTGCTGCTGAATACAGTAGAAAAGAAGCAACACTTACTCAAGATTTAACTGGATTTTCTGCAAAATTAGGTGATGCTTTTAACGAAGCACCATGGGCTAGACCTTTCTTCCTATTTGCTAGGACTGGTATTAACGGTTTAGCACTAACTGCAAAGCATACTCCCGGATTTAACTTTTTAGTAAAAGAGTTTAACCAAATAGCTAAAGCAAAACCCGGAGATAACCTCCAATCACTACACAAGTATGGAATACATAATGCTCAAGATTTAATGACAGCTAAAGCTGTACAAAATGGTAGATTAGCCATGGGTACAGCAGCATTGAGTATGGCGAGTATGGCTTATCTAAGTGGTGGATTACATGGTAATGGACCAACAGATAGGAAACAAAGACAAGCATGGATGGATGCAGGCTGGAAACCAAGAACAATTAAAATTGGTAACGTCTGGGTTAACTATGATGCCTTTGAACCTTACAACCAAATACTTGCATTAGTAGGAGATATAGGAGATCACCAAGAACTTATGGGTGAAGAATGGGCTGAAGATAGATTATCTAAATTAGCAATGGCACTTGCTGGTACTGTTACAAGTAAATCTTATTTAGCAGGACTACAGTCATTTGTAGATTTATTTTCTGGTAAACCCGGACAACAGCAAAGAATTTTAGCTTCATTAATGAACAATACTATTCCATTATCTAGTCTTAGAAATGAGATAGGTAAAGTATTAACACCATATACAAGAGAGCTAGGTTCTGATATCCAAAGTTCTATAAGAAATAGAAACTTAATAACTGAAAATATAGCAGCAGACCCGTTACCTATTAAATATGATATATTAACTGGTAGACCTATTAAAGATCACGATTTTATAACTCGTATGTTTAATGCAGTTTCACCTGTTAACTTTAATATTGATTACTCCCCCGGTAGACAGTTACTATTTAATAGTGGCTACGACATGAGAACATCTACATATTCTGCTCCAGATGGAACAGACTTAAGTGATAGTCCAAAAGTCAGGTCTATGTTTCAGAAAGCTATAGGTGAACAAAACTTAGAAGCAATCTTTGATAAGATGGCAGCAGAAGAAGGAATACAGACTTCTCTGTCTGAAATGAATTACTACAGAAAAAATGGTATGAGCGATGTTGAACCAAAATCATTCCCCCACTACAAACGAATCGCCAAAGTATTTGACAAAGCTAAGAAACGAGCTTGGGCTTCGCTTAAAAATGATAACGACGTCCAAAAGCTACTTATTGAAGAAAGAGAACAAAAATTAAAAAATAGACAAGCAAACAAAGGCACAATAGATAAAATTCTAGAAATGCCTAAATAAACACAAGGTGGATTAACCCATGGCGGTACAAACAACTGAAGAATTTAAAAATGGTGGTGCCACCTCATACGCCATTACAATTGAATATTTACAAGCAAGCGACATCAAAGTAAGAATTGGTGGAGTTTTACAAACTTATGTAGCCAGTAGCCCTAGCTCTGGTGAATATACTGTTAGTGGTACAACTGTTACCCTTGGCGCACAAGCAGCCGCAGGGTCTGGAAATGTACATATATATAGAGAAACAGATGTTAATACAGCAGCAGCCGTATTTGCTGCTGGTTCATCTATTAGAGCAACAGATCTAAACGCCATACATGATATGGGTAGGTTTGCTTCTGTTGAGCATAGAAATACAATAATAACAGACGACATTAAAGATGATGCTATAACTACAGCTAAAATAAAAGATGGTACAATAGTTAACGCTAATATAAATGCGAGTGCAGCTATAGACGGAACTAAAATATCACCTAATTTTGGTAGTCAAAATATTGTTACTTCTGGAACTGTTGATGGTAGAGATGTATCGGCTGATGGTAGTAAATTAGATGGTATTGAATCTGGAGCAACAGGCGATCAGACAAATGCTGAGATTAGAGCAGCCGTAGAAGCTGCAACTGATAGTAATGTATTTACTGATGCTGACCACAGTAAACTAAATGCTATAGAAGCTGGTGCAACAGCAGATCAAACAGCATCAGAAATAAGAACACTTGTCGATAATGCGTCAGACAGTAACGTATTTACAGATGCAGAAAAAAGCAA